CATGTTCATAACGAATGTGGTTGGTAGGGGTATAGCTGCCTCTGGTTTATTCTTGTCATACCAGAGTTGGCAAGTTGGCCTACCTACATTAGACATACGCAGACCAAACTTGTCACGCTTGTTCCCCCCACCGAACTGACGCTTGAGTGCGAAGGCCACGTCAGACGCTACTTGTTTTATGGTATCGTCAGCCATAGATGACTTACCTTTTACAGCGTTTTCCATGTATTGATGTAACGCCAGTTCAGCAGGGTGATTCATCAAGCTACCTCATCTTCTTCAATGTCAATGATGTCATTTAACTGCATGTCAAAGTCTTCATCATCTTCTACCTTGGAAGATTTCTCTGCCCATTTGTTGATGATATACTCATTGTAGTTTTGCAACCAACCCATAAACTCACCAAACAAAAGCTGATCCTCATCAGTTATCTCAACAGAATTGGTGATGTCTAAGGATGGCGATGGCACATAGTAGTCGTTACCACTTGGGATCTTACGCAACTCAGTATTAAGAGTTACATTATGCTGTGGTGGTAAACGCTTCATCTTTCCAAGCTGTGTGAATACACCACCAACAGTCTTAAACGCTTCCTTATTTTCTACTTCCCAAATAAAGTTGCTAGTGGTTTCTTCTACAGGTTTACCATTCTCATCTTTAGGGTTCACTAAATGAATAGCACCAAAGACTACACGAACACGCTTAATAGATTTAATTAAGTCCTTATCCTTTTGAGGCAAGGCGTTGTAGTCCTGTATCCAACCAGCAGGTTTGCCACAGTTAAATCCACCATCGTCATCCTTCAAGTCAATGTTTAGGTTATCAGCCATAACAGTTTTAACATAACGATTAGGTGAGCCACCCTGTCCCATAACAAACTTCTTATACATATAGCGTTGTAAGAAGGGACGAATGATAGCAGACTCTGCGTAATGTGTAGGCCCGTCTGGTATTTCTAACTTATAAGTTCCAGCTTTGACCAGAATAGAATCAGCACCAAGAATAGCCTTGTGCTGTATGCGTAGCCTAGATAGGAACATACCTTTCTTAGCAGCCGTATCATTAGCCATACCCATAGCTTTAGCCATTTCAGCAAAGTTATTAGTATTTATTGTAGTAAGTTCACTCATATATTTACTCCTTTCACTTGTAAGATGCATAGTTATATCAGGTTATGTCCTTGGTGTCAAGCCAATTCGGACCAATTTTTGCCTCTAAAAGTAGAGGAACATTAAATTCTACACCCCAACGCTGGGTAATTAGGTAAGGCAATGCTTTATTAGTTTCGTCTATAACATTGATTACCTGTGACTCTTCGTCTGGATGCACGTCAATAACAATACTATCATGCACTGTATTTACTATACATGATTTCATGTCCTGTAGCAAGTCATCTATATGCAGCAAAGCAATAGGCACTATGTCTGCTGTAGCAAATGATTGAACAGGGTAGTTCTTTATTTGTGTAAAGTGTGACACACGACCAGTTACTTTACGCACAACATCAGGAAAAGAAAACTCCCTGCCACTTGGCGTGGTAATCTTGCGTGTCTCTATAGCTTCTTTAGCCAATCTGGTATGCCATTCTGCGACTCCTCTGTATTTTTGTGTAAAGTGTGTGTAATATTCTGCTTCCGCTGGCGTTCTCCCAAAGCCCGTTGCGCCATAAAGCGGTGCAAACGTGTGAGCCTTTGCAGTCTGGCGATCCGTAGGTTGACCAGCATCGGTAATAACTTTAGCGGTATATGAGTGTACATCAAATCCAGTAGATACTTCATCTATTGCCACCTTGTCCTGTGATAAATAGGCAGCAGTCCTAAATTCAAGCTGCGCAAAGTCAGCTTCCATAATCTTGCCGCCAGCAAATCGTGACACAAATACTTTCTTAACAGGAAACGTGCCGCCACGAGGCATGTTCTGCATGTTAGGTTCTGCACCAGAGAAACGTCCAGTAGCTGTGCGATGCTGCAATAGACGTACATGTAGCTTACCATCCTGCTTGGTATACATCTGGATACCCTCAATAAAAGAGGATAGATATGTATCTACAGCAGACAGTCTGCGTACCTTGTACAAGAAATCTACAGCGTCATCCATACTGTGTTGCTTTGCAGCAGACTCTAATATTTCTAGGTTTTGTTTAGATGTGCTAAACCCGTTTGCACTTGACCACTTCGGTGATGGTGGCTTGAACTTTAAGCCAGCTACATCCTCACATGGAAGTAGATGATAGCCAGCACCATCACAGTGTGGACACCTGCTATCTCTAGCAAATGGCATACCATTCTTTTTAGTTTTTCTAATGTATCCTGTGCCTTTACAAGTAACACACTGTTCAGCACTTGTTTTATACAAACGCTCTGTACCATTTTTAATTAGTTTACGAAAGTCTTTATCATCCATGTATGGATCAATAGCATTAATCCAATGCTGTTTGTCTTTAACCTTACGACTATATATAACCCAAGACAATTGCTCTGGGCTGTTCAGATTTATTGGGGTGTCTCCCATCAACTTGCGAACATGAGATTGCAGGTCATCTATAAGCTGCTTCCTTTCCTGTTCAAATTCTTCACGTACATTTTCTAATGCAGACTTATCAACAGTGAACCCACGCTGATAGATCCGCGCAAGACATACAGCCACCTGATTAGTTAGGTTCACAGTGTCCATTAAACCTGCGTCTGCTGGTGAATACAGACGCTGTACTAGCTTGTTTGATAGCTGTTGCGTAGCATGTAAATCAGCAGACAGATATTCACACAGTTCATTGTATGGTATGTCACGAGTGCTAAGACCCTTCTTAAAGTATTCCTTCAACGTGTCTTGTTTCTTAGTATCCAACTCGTAACGCTCTGCACATGCTTCAAGGGACAACGGCTCTTTGATACCACGCTGTAGCACATACTCTGCAAGCATAGTGTCAAACACAGGCCCATCATACTTGAAGCCTGACTCCCACAACCACATCAAATCATACGCAGCATTGTGGCAGATAAGTATGGTAGCTTCATCTAAGAACCATTGCACCTGCTCGTAGAAATGTTGTTGATTAGGTACGTCACAATGGTCAAATGGGAAGTGTCGTTCCACGTCTTGGTCAGTCAACACACCAATCATAGTCAGTGAGTTCTCTGGCTCAAAGGGATCAAGGTGTAACTTACCATCTCGTTTGGTAGTTGTGTTTTCTATATCAAGTGTTAGCTTCATTTAATTTCTCCTTATGTTCTTCAAGATACTTAACAGCATTTTTAACTGTTGTCAAGTCATCACGAAACCCACCTAGTCCATCGTTGCAATGTTTACATATATACCCACGAAATGTATTAGTATCGTGACAATGATCTAGTACCCAAGTTCCTAATAACTTTTGTCCATATTTATTTACCTCATCTATTGTACGTGTACAAATTGGACACTCATAACTTGCCTCTTGAGGATATATATTTGTCTTTCTAAGTTCTGCTATAACTTGTCGGTGTCCTTTCTGACATGACTTACAAGTTCTTTTTATTTCTGCCTCACCTGTTTTTGTATATGACATCTGTTGAAAGTTCTGTATTGGTTGTCTTATGTCACACTTTATGCAGACAAGACCGTCCTCACACAGATCCTCAATAGTGTTATCGTTAAAGAAATCTAACTGGCTCAACCTTCATACCTCGCGTTAAGATAGTTAAGCTCACAGTTAACCATGCCATGCCAACCATTAAGTTTGTTCTTAACAATGTTGACATGTCGCAGTGGACTCTCTTCTTCCTGTCCTTCAACAGATGGTGATTTACCAATCAGTATCATCAAGTCTGCCTCTGCTGCTTTACCAGTGCGACTACCTTCCATCATGCTCTGGTTTAGCTGCGCACGACCCTCTGCATCTGCAGATAGCTGTGACATGTAGAACACAGCACAGTCATAGGTCTTAGCAATCTGCCTTGCATAGATAGCGCAAGCCTTGAGTGCTTCATCTGGCCTTGAATAGTTACCACCTGCACTAAACTTATCACCCATGTCTAACACAAGAATATCAGGATTGTATGACTTACAAATAGATTCAACCCAAGCCATGTCTCTGCCCTGACATTCTTTAATACGAATGTTTTGTGATATAGGATAATACTTAGCAGATGCCTTGGCAAAGTCCTTGCTTATCTCATGGCGTGACATGCCTGATGCAGCATTGAGATATCTCTCTGCCACACGCTTACCAGACTCTTCGTTACACAAGATAATGCACTGCGCACCCTGATGTGCAAAGCCACCCGGCCCAGCGATCAAGCTGGCATGAAAGGATGTCTTACCCACATTGGGTCTAGCACCTACCTCAATCAAGTGTCCACCACTCACGCCCTCTATCTTACGCACGACAGATGGTATGTTAAACTTCCACTTAGCCTCAAGCTCTGCTGCAGCCATGATGCTTTCAATACTGATGTCTTCCCACTCAATATTCATGTTGGGTATAAAGTCATCACCATACTGCTCAAGCAGATTACGCAAACGCTCTAGCGTAGACGCATCACCATTGACCATATCAAATCCTATGTTGGCAACATCTTCACCCACAACCTGCTGGAATAGTTTTGATAACACCTCTTGTGCTACATCACTACCCATTGGCTCCTCACGTTTGATCGTAGCAAACATAGATGCGTAGCCCTGCTTCTGTGCAGTAGTCAGCGTAGGATTGTTAGACATAAACAGAGCCTCAACCTCATCGGGTGTGACAGTACGCTCGTATCTGTCCATAGCTGTGTCAATAGCTTCCTTAATCTTACGTGCATCCTTGCTGAACAAACGTGGTGGGCATTTGCTACCACGATGGTCATCGTAGAATGACTTGTCCATCAGACTTCTAATTATTGATAATTCCATTTAGATTCTCCATATCTGTCGGGTTACGATATTTAATATCATCCTTCAAACGTAGTACACGAACATCGTTTACATGACCACGTAATTCTTTAGCCATCTGTAGCGTCTTAGGTAGTGCATCGGGGTCTAACGCTATGACTGCTGTTGAGAACTGTGCAAGATACCCTTTATGCACTTCCTGTAAAGAGGT